CTTCTGGATAGTTTACTAATAACTGTTTCCTTTCTGGAAACAGTAATAACTATTCCCTTCAGGAATAGTATTGATATATCTCAGGAAAGAGCAAACTTGTTTCGCCTGCTTCACAAGTTTGCGATATTAACTTTTCAGTATTTATAAGGGTTTCAGAAAAACAAAGCCATATTTTGCCCTGTATTGCATTTTTAATGCTTGGCAAGGTAATTACCTTTGAAAAATCTCTCCTCGTCTCTGAGGGGCATTTAATGGCGAATTAGAGGGTATTTTATTATTGCTCTCCTGCTGTATTTTTCTTTGGTTGATAATTTAATAAAATTTACACTAATGTAAAAAAAGTACTTGACAAATGATTTAAAATGTGCTATACTATAAGTATACAATGGAAAACTAAGGAGGTTATATGGCAATAGCAAGAAGAGGACTACTTGGTGAAAAAGATAATCGTGCTATGATTATTGAAGATGTCTATGAAGCTAAGGCTTATTTTAAAAAGTTAGCAGAGGAAGAGGTTAAAGACCCAGAAGGTTTCTTTAAAAAGTATTTCATAGTAGAACTAAATCAAATGAATAAGTTCTTAGGTAATTCACATTTCATAGAAGATAATGGCACAATTAAGAAAGATATTTACTATGCGTGGAAGTATAAGTTCTTACAGTTTGAAGATTTAACAGAATACTCAATAGCCTCTTATGTGTTTGATGATATAGAGACTTGGAATAAACTAAAGAAAACATCAAAACCTTTAAGAGAGTTTCTTAAAGCATGGAAAGAGGAACTTGAATTAATCTTGAAAGGTAAAGCGTTTAAGGTTGTAATTAAAGATGCTAAAAAGAATGTAAGTTCTGCTAAGTATTTGTTAGAAGGTAAATATAAAGATTTCATAGAAGATTTAAGTGAAAAGGATAATAAACAGAAAAATAAAGAGGCATTAGAGGAAACACTAATCACAGATGAAACAATACTCTCAGATTTGGCAGAAATAAAAAACTTGGTTAATTAATTATGGCTGTTGGTAGACCAAAGAAACAGAAAGAGAAAAAGCCAACAACAGTAGTAAAGAAAAGTGAAATAGTAATCTCAGAAGATACACTATACTCATCTAAACATTTAACACCAAAAGAAAAAGAAATAAGAACATTAGTATACAATGACATTGTAGCCTTTGTTAAATGGATAGCTCCTTACTTTATGCTGTCAGACCATCATATAGAGATGCTAAGGTTTCTGACAAATGAAAATGCTAAAACACATCAACTACTTCTTGTTCCCAGAGGCCATGGCAAGTCGCAAATAATGACATTCTTTACTGTGTGGAATATAATAAAAGACCCAAGAATAACTATTCTGTATGCCTCTTCAACTGCAACACTTGCCGAACAACAATTACATTCAATAAAAACACTATTAGAACAACCAAAGATATTTAAATTCTTTCCCAATTTGATTAATAAAGAAGAGGGGAGGAGGGAAAAGTGGACGCAACAAAACATAAAAATAGACCATCCAATCAGAAAGGTATTTGGTATCAGAGATGACACAATCACAATTGCAGGTGTTGGTAAGGGAATTACTGGGCTACACTTTGATATGCTTGTGCTTGATGATATTACAGCACCTAATACAGACGCAGACCCGTGGACACAAGCAGGTAGAGATAAAGTGGAGAGATGGGTTTCCCAGGCAGCGTCTATCTTAAATGCTGGTGGCTCGGTTAAAATAGTAGGCACAAGATACCACCCAAAAGATATATATGCTTCAGTTATGTCTATCAAAGAGCCTATTCTGGATGAAGAGGGAAATGTAGTTGACGAAATAAGTGTATATGAGAAATTAGAAAAAGTAGTTGAGGTTGATGGGGAATTTCTATTCCCAAGAAGAAAACATATTGATGGAAAATATTATGGCTTTGATATGCAAACATTAAATAAAATCAAAGCACAATACATAGACAAAACACAATACTATGCACAGTACTACAATACACCAGATGACCCAGATAATAAGTTCATAGACGAGAACAACTTTCAATATTATGAAAAGTCGCACCTTAATTTTGTAATCAATGAGTGGAGAATAGGAAACAAACCATTAAGAATATATGCAGCTCTTGATATAGCAGCAACCATATCGAAAAGGTCTGACTATACAGCATTAGTTGTTGTTGGTGTTGACCAAGATGGCTTCAGGTATGTACTTGATATACGTAGAAAAAAGACAGAAAAGATAAGTGATATAGCTGATGAGATATACTCTGCTTGGCTTAAATGGAGGTTTATAAAACTTAGAGCTGAAGTAACTGCTACACAAGGACTTGTAATCAATCAGCTTCAGGAAATGATGAGGCAAAGAAATGCCATATTCAGCTGGGATAAACAGAACTCAAGAACAGAAAAAAGAATGAGAATAATGTCAATACTTGAGCCTCTATACGCTCAGAAGATTATCTTTCATTACAAAGGCGGTAACTGTCAAATTCTGGAAGAGGAATTGCTATCTAAAAACCCTGCACACGATGACGTAGCAGACGCAACAGCAGCTTGCTGTGAATTAATACAATTTGTTCCTATAAGAAAGTTTAATAATGACAATATTATATACCATCCAAAGTTTGGTGGTATATTATAATTTTAATAATTATAAAAAAAGTACTTGACAAATTGTTAAAATTGTGCTATAATGGTAGTATAAAATGGAAATATAACGAGGTGACGAATGCTTATACAAGCTGATGTGGTAGCAAAAAAGATTATAGAGCTTTGGACTCAACTCTCTAATGAGAGAAATCAATGGCTATCACGTACAACAGAAATAAGAAAATACATAAATGCTCCTGATACTACATACACTGAAGTAGGAACATTGCCGTGGAAAAATAAAACAACAATACCAAAACTAACACAGATATACGATAACTTAATCGCACAATATAAACACGCACTATTCCCTTCAGCTGATTGGTTTAGTTTTTTAGGAGATAGACCAGAAGACCAAGAGAAAGATAACATTATCCAAAAGTATATTAGACAGAAGTTAGAGCAATCTAACTTTGTAACAACAGTGAGAGATATTTTAGCTGACTGGGTTATATATGGTGTTTGCTGTGGTGGCGTAGAATATACAGTCGATAAACACAAAACAATAACTGGGGAAGAAGTAGTAAAGTATTCTGGTGCAAGAGCTTTCAGAGTATCCCCCCTTGATTTTGTAATTGAGCCAAGAGCCTCGAGTTTTGATGATAGTGTGTTTATAAGAAGATACTTATTGCCTATAAATAAACTATATAAACTAACATCAGAAAACTCATTATATACCTATAGTGAAGAGGCTATTGAAAAAGCAAAACAAATCAGAGGCTATGTCAGAACAAATGAAGATGCACTAAAAGATACTGAGCTTTTCATTGATGGGTTTGGCTCACCTGAAGAATATTTTAATTCTGGTAATGTAGAGGTATTGGAGTTTTGGGGGGATTTATTCATACCAGAAACAGGTGAGTTTTTTGAAAATCAAACTATTGCTATTATAGACAGAATGTATGTATTATGGAACCAGCCAAACCCAATGTTAAATGGCAAGAAACCATATTCATTTACAAGCTGGCGTCCAAGAACAGATAACCTATATGGTCAATCACCTCTTGAGCAACTTGTTGGAATGCAATATAGAATAGACCATCTTGAAAATGTTAAAGCAGATATATTTGATTTAATAGCACACCCGATAGTAGTAATATCAGGTAACCCAGCAGATGACTTTGAATGGCGTCCCGGCAAAATATTCTATGCTGGTCTTGAGGGCAATGTAAGTATTTTAAGACCAGACCCAACTGCACTTGCAGCAGATAACCAAATAGCAATGTATATGGAAATGATGGAGTTAATGGCAGGTGCTCCAAGAGAAACAGCAGGCTTTAGAACTCCGGGTGAGAAAACTGCGTATGAGGTTGATGTTCTATATCAAGGAGCAATTAAAATGTTCCTTGAAAAAACACAACATTTTGAAACAACATTCCTTGAAAGAATGCTTGAGTTATTCTATATTATAACAATGATGAATGTTACAGATAAAGACTTTCTAAGAATATTTGATGATGACTTAAATGCTTATCAGTTCATAGAAATAGATAAAAATAAGATTGTAGCAAATGGACAGTTTAAACCTAAAGGCTCTTCTCATTTTGAAAAAAGAAGAAAGATGCTACAAGAACTGCTAACAAGTATTGAAAAGCTATCAGCAATACCATCAACGTCAATACATATAGATGGCAAAGCTGTTGCTAAAGAAGTTGAAAGACAGCTTGACTATGGTGGTCTTAACTTTGTGAAAGACTTCCAAGCTATAATAGACCAAGTAAGGTCACAGACAGTGGCTCAGATGGAAGCACAAGAGTCGCAGAAACTTATGGAAGTTATGGGTGCTTCACCACAACAAACACAACAGGTTAGCGAATGATAGCAAAACATTTACTCCCAAAATGTGAAGATGAAAAAGATATAAAAGCACTTGAAGAAAAAGCTGAAAGGTTGCGTAAGATTTACTGTGATATTATAAATAAATTTATAAAAGACATAGAAGTAACTAAGATAGATGATTTTAATGACATTAATTGGGCATTTAAAAGAGCATACAGAGATGGACAAATTGAAGGTATGCTCAAGGTTTTAAATTTAATAGGAGGCTTTAATGACCGAAGCTAATGAAACAGTACTTGCTGGTGACAAAGAACAGCAGAAACAAGAACTGACCCAAGGAGAACAGAGTTTTGTTGACTCTGCAAGCAACAGTAGTGAGCTTGACTCTTACCTAAATCTGTATGTAGGAGAGGGTAAGAAGTATAAAACTGTTGCTGATTTAGCAAAAGCTTACGCAAATGCTGATGTGTTTATTGAAACACTAAAGCGTGAGAAGAGAGAGGTTGAGGAAGAGCTTCAAGCAGAGAGAGAAAAGTTTAAATCTCTTGCTGATGTTCTGGATGTGTTTGGTAAGAAAGAGGTTGTTGAAAAACCAAAGCAAGAAAGTACTCCAAAACAGACAGAACAAAATCTTGAGGAAGTTGTTAGACAAGTGCTTGCAAAAGAAGCACAACAACAGGAAGTTGTTAAGAAAAAACAAGAAACAAAACAAAGACTTCTTGAAGCATTTGGTAGTGAAGACAAGGCTGCTGAAAAAATTAATTCTTTTATAAAAGACAATCCTAACAAGAAGTCTGTTGTAGAGATATTAGCAACTACTGACCCAGATGCACTAATTAAACTTCTTAAAGACGAGGGGGGCAATACTCAACCAACACAACAAAAACAAGTAACACCTACATTAGGTGGGAAATCAGCTTCAGCAGGAACTAATACATCTGGTGTTTTACCTATAACTTGGAGTGAGGCACGTAGAATTAGAAAAGAAAACCCAAGTTATTATAAAACACATAAGTTCCAAAAGATGCTGCACGAAGCTGCCCTTGTTGCACAAAAACAAGGTATAGATTTTTATAGAACTTAAAAAAAATAATTGGAGGATAGTATATGGATACTACTTTTAACAGTTCTGTTATAAGAACAGACGTATGGGCAAATGAGATTAAGGACATCTTGCAAGAAGAACTCATAGGAGATAGGCTTGTAAGATGGATTTCAGAATTCCCAGAGGGGGATACACTTCATATTCCAACACTTTCAGAATTGAATGTTAGGGATTACGAAGAGGGTCAAGAGGTTGTGTTAGACGACGCTAACACTGGAGAGTTTACACTTAGCATTGATAAATACTATCAGTCTGGATTTATCGTGTATGATAAATTTAAGCAAGATAGTTTCTATGTTAATGAGCTTGTTTCTAATTTTGTTGGAAAATTAACAAGAGCGTTAATGGAAAAGAAAGAAATTGATGTATTGGCACTTCAAGGAAAACAAACTGCTGCAAACTCTAACACAATCAATGGTGCTGCCCACAGGATGCTTGCTTCTGGAACAAATGAGGCTATTACATTAAAAGACATTGCTAAAGCAAAGTTTGCTCTTGATAAAGCTAATGTTTCTAAAGTTGGTAGGGTTGCTGTAGTTGACCCTGCTGTATCATATCAGCTTGTTAATATTGATAATGTTATCAGACAAGACGTATATGGTGCTAATGCAAACATTAAAGAAGGTCTTAGCGGCACTATTTACTTAGGTAGGTATATGGGGTTTGATTTCTTTGAAAGCAATCTTCTTGATACCTATGCTGCTGCTACAAACATTGATGGCAGCTCTTCTACAAACGCAGGTGCTTATAACCTCTTCTTAGGGCAAGACGCTTTTGTAGGTGCTATGAGGGCAATGCCTGAGATTGAAAACTGGAGAGTTCACGAGAAGAAAGGGGATGCATATCATGCTACAGTTAGATATGGTATTGACCTTTATAGACCAGAGGCACTTGTAGTAATTGGTGCTAACAATAGTGCTGTTTAATAAATAAGGAGGACATATATGGCTTACACACCTAAAAAAATCAATAATACAACACAAATTCCAGAAGATATAGCATTTTCTTCTGGTAGTGGTACTAATATTCCTTTTGGTACGACTATCCCTTCAACCGACGATAGCTCTGCTATTAGTGGGTTGGATGCATCACAAGTACAAATTATTTTTGACACATCTTTAAACGCTGGTGCAGGTGGGTTAGCTATTTCACCAATAGGACAAACAACTTATACTGTTACAATAATATAGATAATTTATATCAGGCAAGCAAGTTATATCTTGCTTGTCTGATAAATAAAATAAAAGAGGGTAATAGATGGCTACTAAATATCATGGACAGCTGACAGATGCTGATGGAATACATGAGCCTAAGGGGATAACAACAGCACCAGCTGACTCCATTTATGTTGCTGACGGCTCTGGCTCTGGCTCTTGGAAAGCTCCACACAATATTGTAAATACAACTTTTGGAAATTTGTATTTAACCACATCACCTTCAAGTTTTACAGTTGCTACTGTAGACACAAGATATGATTTTCCAGTAGGGATGACATTAGACACACCTTCTGGTAATTTTTCTTATAATGATACAACTAAAGAACTAACTTATACAGGAACAAAAGATATTGTTATTTTACTTTCTTGTAGTATTTCAATAGCTCTTGTTGGAGCAAGCACACCAACATTAACTTTTGCTATTCAAAAAAATAATGTTGATATAAGTGGGGCTTTTGTAAAAAGAAAGTTTGGTAGCAATGATGTTGGCTCATTAAGTATGCACGCACTAACAACATTATCTAATGGAGATAAAATTAAAATAACATACGAAAGTGATGTTGTTGAAGCGTTTAATATATATAGCACTTCCCTTACTGCTATTGGTTTAATAACTGCCAACGGAGTATAATATGGCAACAACATTTTTGGATATAATAAATAAAGTATTGACAGCTATAGATGCTATGCCTGTTTCTCAAATAGATGATACTGTTGAGAGTGAGCAAGTTGCAGACATAGTAAGAAGAGCTTATACTGAAATATTAACACATAGAGATTGGGACTTCTTAAAGAAACAAGGAACTCTAACCCCAACCTATGAAACACCAAATACAATGTTCTTACCAGAAGACTGTATGAGTGTTATAGTTGTTAAGTATAATAAAAAAGAGATAGCATATAAAGACCCTATTGAATTTAAAAACATGCTCGACAGTAGAACTGGTAGTAATGTAGATGCAAACGGTGCTTACACAGATAAAGACCCTAAATACTATACAACATATGATGGGTTTATTGTTACATTTGATGCCTACAACCTAACTGAAAGTTCTAATTTACTTGAGAGTAAAACATATGTTTATTACATAAGAGAGCCTAATGAGATGTTTGGAGAAGCAGATGAGCCAGATTGTCCATCAAGATTTATTCCAGCACTTGTAGACTACTCAATAGCTATTGCTATGAATGAGTTAAGACAAGATATGAACTCATACGGTATTTATAGAAATAAATATCAAGCACAAATAAGTAGGCTTATAAGACTTGGCACAACATTTAGAGAAGATAAAGATAGATATGATTTAAGTGTAGATTGTGGTAGAAAAAGGAGGTATTAGTGGGACTCTATATACCTGCTGATATAAAAACTAAAAATCCATTTCAAGGAATTATTCAAGAAGGTAGATGGTATAAAGTTCGTGTAGGTGAAAGAAGTTGGATTGATGGTGTATTCAATACACTTCACTCTGCTGAGAAAGCGTTGAGAATGTATATTCAACAAGTAGATAATAAAAATAAAAAGAAGAACAATGGCTAAACAATATACTTTTGCCAATTACTTTAACTTTACTGGTGGGCTTAATACTGACACAAGTATATTCAATACATCTCCAATTGAATGTATTGATATAAACAATGTGTCTATAAATGATGATGGTAGTATTTCTGTTAGAAAAGGTTTAGAGTTTGTTTCAGGCACCCCATTAGAAACAGATGCTACATATCGCACACTTATAACTACCAATAAAGAACTCAACATACTGCCTATTTATTGGAGTGTATATTCTCTTGCAGGTAATTTATTTAAAAAAATAGCACTTATAGATAGAGAAGCGGTATATATTTACCCAAACTTACTAACATACCCACCAGATAAAAAGACATATATTACATCAAAAAGTATAACTGAAATAACTCAAACTGTAGATTATGGCAGCAACACTACTTCTATTGATGACAAAGTGGTATCAACCACAACAGGAAAAATAATAACAAGCTCTGATATATTTAGTAAATATACAGCCTCTGTTGATGGAAATTTTTTAGTTGTATTTTCTGATGCAATATTACCTAATGTATTTTATTATAATGAGAGTGATGTATTTACTAACATAGCTTTATGTCCTATGATAAGAGAAAATACACCTGAGCAAGAGAAGTCTGTTATAAAGGCAGCATATACTTCAAAGTTTCCATCAGTAGGTATCTTTGCTTTTGGCAGGGCATTTTATGCAGGTGAGCAAGAGAAACCAAATAGGATATTATTCTCGCAGGTTTATGATGGTAATATAGAAACATATGAGAAATGTTATCAAGAGAACTCACCGTTTGACCCTGATGACCCAGATGTAGTTGCAACAGATGGTGGTGAGCTTTATATAACAGGTACTAATAGAATTGTTGGGTTACTTGAATATAATGAAAGTATTTTAGTGTTTGCAGAAAATGGTGTATGGCAAATAAAAAGTGGTACATCTGGATTTTCTGCTGATGATTTTTCTGTATCAAAAATAACAGATATTGGTTGCTGCTCAGTAAGAGGATACACACAGGCTGAAAATACTGCTGTGTTTGTAAGCTATAATGGTGTATATATACTTGTGCCAGATGATATAACTGGTAAATTAAAAATAGCAAGTCTTTCTGAGAATAAAATAAATTCTTTTTGGAACGCAATATCAATTACTAATAGAGAAAACACATCAATATTTTACAACAAAGAAACAAAACAGCTATACATAATGTATAATGATATTGAGTTAGATAATTCTATAAACTGCCATTATAGTAATATACTTATTTATAATTTTAAATTCAAGGCTTGGAATAAATATTCACTGCAACAAGATACTGATGGTAGTAAATACAGAATAAATAGTTTATTCTTTTATCCAGTTGTAAAGGAACAGCTATCTCTTGTTGATAATAGAGGAAATGCGATAATAACAACATCAGGAGATTTAGTATCTCTATATTCATATACATCTAAAACTGCATTTGAGCCAGTACTACTAATGTCTAAATTAGTTGGTGGTAAGCAATACAATAGATTTTGTTATTTAAATTCAACCAATAAAATAGATTTTAAAGGTGATATAGAAGAAGAATATTATGATGCTTACATATTATCATCACATCAATTATATGGTGATATAGCAAGACGTAAATCTAATTCTTATATGTATGTTGCACTTAAAAAGGTTGACACAGGAACAACAAATGAATTAGGAATAGATATAAACCCACAAGATGTTTTATACAGAGTTGGTTTTGATTTCGTAAGCAATCCTACTTACACTGTTGATAAGTTTGGTGAGTTTTATTTGACAAATAGTAAGTATGGCAATTATAGAAAACTAATACCAAGTAAATTACCGACATCATACTACAATAAAGATAATGTTATAATTCCTATAAAATTACTTGGCTCAGGTAAAGCATTGCAATTTGAGTTTAGAAATAGAATAGATACAAGAAGTTTTAAATGTCTATCAAACAATGTTACTACATCCCCATTAGTAGACACTACTAATTGGGAAGAGATTGAGTATGACTCTACACATAGTAGTTGGGATGAGTCTTTGGTCTATAACAAAGATGATATTGTTAAAGTAATTGTTGTATATGACTTTAACATACAAGGGTGGGCAACACAGTTAATACCAAATAGTAAACCATCTGGAGTTATATAATGGTAAAGTTTCGTCAAATAGAACCATGTCCTGAAAAGTGGGGGTGGACAGAAATACCACCAGAAGAATTTAGTATTTATTTTGAGGTTACAGGATATGGATACGTATGTATAGTATTCCATCCTATGGGGGATATTGCATATTATCACGCAATGCCCTATACTAATAAAATACCAAGATTAAAAGTAATAATAGGATTTACTAACTATATTCAAGAAAGTTTAAAAAAGCTCGGTATAAATCTGTTTGTATGTAGTTATGATAATAAACCAAAAGACACTACATTAAAACTTATAACAAAACATTTAGGATTTATCCCTATCAATAATGTTACTTATGTAAAATTTTTATAAAAAGGAGATATTATGGGAGGAGTTGGTAATTTTTTCAAAGATGTTGGCAATGCTGTTGGCGATATTGTAGGTGATATTGGCAATTTAGTTGAAGATGTTTATAAGGATACTACTGATTTTGTTGCCAATGTAGCTGAAGAAACTTACGAATTCGTAACTGGGTTAGATGTAAAAAGAGAAGCAGAAAAGCAAGCTGAGGAAATACAAAAGCAATATGAAGAACAAATGGCAGAAATACAGGCAAACAGGAGGGCTGCTATTGCTAAAAGACGTAGAGAGGCTATTGCTTCTAATATATTACAAGCTGTTTCTGAGGCAGACAGAGCAACAAACACTGCTGTTAGCTCTCCTAAGTTTGGTAATGCTATCCCTTCTATCGGTAACTCAATAGATATGTCACAAGGATAGGAGGTAATATATGAACCCTACGGTTGCATTACTTGTAGCGGCTGTTGTTGTTAGTGCAATAGGTGCAGTGCAACAATATCAAACTGCAAAAGCTCAAGGCAAGCTACAAAAAGAACAATTAGAGTATGATAAGAAGTTGCAAGAGTTAAATAATGAAATACAAAAAAGAGAAGCAAGAGCTAAGGCAAGACAACAACAAGCAAAACTTACAACGCTCGCAATAGCTAAAAGAACACAATCCTCTTCTATATTTGAAGGTCAACAATTCAGTATAGACACATCTCTTGACTCCTTGCTTAATGCAATGGGTGAGGGTTACACAGCTAATATTGGTAAGATAAACACACAAGAAGCTATGGTAGAATTGCAACAACCATCACAATTAGATTTAGCTCTTGGTATAACAGGAACCGCTATAAATGCAGGTACTACATATTATGCTTATAATGCAAGTAAAACACCAACACCAACATCAGCATTTGGCAACCAAACATCAACAACTAATGTAAATACCTCTAACTTACAATTAAACTGGAGGCAACCATAATGGCAATGACTAATGGTAGTGGCTTTATTGCTTTAGGGAATGCTTTAGGCAATGCCGCTGAAACACTTGGTAAACTTGAACTTGCAGAGCAAAAAAGTAGAAATAAATTATTTGCTCAAGCAGAAGAAAATAAAGCAATCTCTTTCTTTAATGAAAGATTAAAACAGTATTCGGCTGCTGGATACAGTAAATCTGTAGCAGCAACTAAAGCATTAGATGAGCTTACAAAGAAAAGTGAGCTTGGCACTTTTGATATGGGTACAGTTTTAAGCAGTGTAAAATCTTATACAGAATTTGTAAATCTAAATACAGAAGTAGATAATATGATTGCTGCTGTTAAGGATAATAATATACCAATACCATCACATTTAATCACTGGGCTTAACAATGGTAGCCCAATAGCACTTTATAAAGCAAAAGAGCTTGTTGATAGCTCTATTAATTTATATAAATCAAAACAAGCACTTGAACAAATACAGACAAATAATTCTATGGCAGAGGCATTATCAAAGGATTATATTAATAGTTTTAATGCTGTTACTGACCACTCTATGGCAAACATAATATCTGATGTATTTAGTGGAGAATATGATTTTCAGACAGCAGTTGGTAAGTTTAATGAACTGTATGATAAACAAATTGATGATATACAAAAATTAGCAGACTCGTCAACTAAAAAATTTATTCTAAAAAACATACAAGAAAAGAAAAGAAAAGATTTAACTGCATTATTGTCTGTTGCAAAAGACTATGAGGGATATAAGAAAGCAGTTAAAGAAACAGAAGTAACAGATTTAGAAGCAACACGTAAATTCTATGAAAATAAATTGGCAATAGTAAAATCTCTAAGTGATACTATCGATTTAACTACATTAGGTGAAACAGACGCTGGTAAGATGATTAATAATCTAACTGCTGCCATATCACAAACAGACGACTCTGTATTAAAATCAAAACTTATAAATCAATTAAATTCAGTTATGGGAACTATGGCTGTAAAAAAAGATACGCTACTTGCTTTAAGTATGTTTATAGATGAAAACACTATGGGGGCAATAAAGAAGATACATAAAAATGAAAACTTAACAACACAAGATGTTTATTATATTGCAACAAAATTAATAGAAACAGACAGTATGCTACAGGGAACTGGACAACCTGAGCTATCAAAAGTTGCTTTCTTAGCAACATTGTCAACCAATACATTACAGTATTTAAAATCACGTATAGAAAAAGATGAAACTGATATTAAATATAAAGATAAAATATTAGGTTTATTAAATAAGTATATTAACATACAGAAGAACATACCAATAGCACCAGAAGGCAAATAGGTGAGTGTATGGATAACGCTATAAACAACGCCAACAAACAACACGAAGACGCATTAGCGACAATGTTTGATACATTAATGGAGTCTACTTTTGGCAACATAAACCAAACAGGTGATATACGTAGAGAAGTTGACACAACTGAAACAGATAACGGAAATAATAAACTTGATGCTGATAGTGTTGTAACTACTGATTTAGATAAACCAGACCACCCACTGAATGCTCTTGCAAGAGCAGGAGATGTGGATGCAATAGATGTAGTAGACTCAAAAGATGACGATGAATTGTGGAATAAGTTTGGTAAGTTCGATGGTGCTACAAAAGAGGCTGTAAAGAAGCAAGCTGTAATACATTCTAAAGAAAATCTTACTAATGAATTGGTTAGTAGGTTTTATGAAAATGTAGTTAATACAGCTACATCTGCTATAAAAAAGATAGATACAAATACCTTAAAGAAGATAGTAAGCTCAATACCAAATAATATAAACTCATTTGCCTTATTCAGAGCTGTTGCAAGTAGTGATTTACAACTTGATGATGACACATTAAACTCTTTTAAAGACTTAGATAAGTTTCTCAATCTGCACGAAAAGATATATGGTGATATATATAAAGTATTTACTGATAATGGTATAGATTATTTTTGGGATATTGTTCAAAGGAATGATTACAATAGAGAAAAAGCATTTAATTATATGTTAGAAAACTCAGATAAGCTACCGTCTGATATGTTTATCTCCGAAGAGGCTAAAAGTAATTACCTAAAACAAATACAATTTAAATCAGTAGAAGAGAAAGACAGTATAGGTCTTGAAGAAACCTTAACAGCGCCGTCTAATATTTTATTGGCAGCCGGAATACAGCAAGCTAATTTAGGAAAGACAGGTATAAAGTTTTTAGAAGTTCAAGGCAAAGGGACTAAAGAGTTTGTAAAGAAGTATGGATTACCTATAGAGCTTATAGGGAATACTGTTGCTCAGGATAGTTTACTTATCAGCCTCGCAATACAGCCTGAGTTAGTTTTTTCATTATCAAAAGCACTTAAATCATCCGCTAAATTTACTTTGGCTAAAATAAATAAACTAATTGATGTTGGTAGTGTTGCTGAAAATTTATCATCGACAGTCATTAAAGAAGAGATAGAAGACTATGTAGGCAGAGAGGCTGTTAAAACACTACATACTGGTAACTCAAAGGCAATTAAGAAGTTATTAGGCACTGATGTAGAGGCTGTTTTATTTGATAAAGACGGTAAGGCATTGTCTAATATTCCAGTTGTTGGGGATTTTAAAGCAAGTTTAAAAACACCTACAAAAGAAGCAGTATTAGATATAAGTCTTGATATACCAAAGAAAGGAAGTGGAGTTAAATTAACAGTAAATCAAATAGAAAATGCTATTGATGTTGAAGATGCTATATTAAAAACATTACAAGATAAGGGTAACATTGTAATAAAAGCAAATAATATTGAAGAAGGTCTTACCAATATATCTAACTCTTTATTTGGTAGCGGTGTTAAAAGACAAGTTGTAATGGATAGAATAAATCAACTGAATAATGTCACTAAACAATTAATGAAAACACCAAATGATAAAAAACTTATTGATGAATATTTTAATTTGTTAGAGGGTAACTTAGATGATTTGTTTTTAACAACACACGATACTATCAGAAGTGTCAATTATAAAAATATCTTTGATACATTTGATGATGAGATAAATAATTCATCAAAGAATATTGTATCAGCTATGTCTAAAGACTTTCTAAACAAAATACTGTCACCATTTGTAAAATCGCCAACAATTAAAAATGCTATGGTTGAAATACCATCTAACATACACGACAGAATAACATCATTAAACAAATCTATGTTGTCTTTTATAACAAAACAATATAAAGAACTTAGTTTGAGTGATAAATATAAACTTGAAAGACTACTTTTACTTGGTGATAGGCTTGGTGCTGAGTTTAATATAGCTACTATTGAGAGAAGATTTGGTGAAAAAGTAGCTCAATCATATAAAAATATCAGAGCCTTCTTTAATAACACACATAAAATATTAGATAAAGAAATGACTAACTATCTAAAAACAAAAGGCTTCTTTAGTTATAAAGGAAGTCCTGTTAAGATAGTCGAAAGGGTATCAGATACTGAGGCTAAGGTATTCAATATAGAGAAAGGGACTACTGAGATAGCACCTTTAAATAAAATAACAGAGTTAGAGTCATTTGTAAAGTTTAATGAGGGTTATGTGCCAAGAATACCTTATGGTGAATACTCAATATCAATAGTTAATAAAAAGAAAAATAAAGTATCAAAGACATATGCTGGATTGAAAAGCAAAAGTGATATACTAAATACAATAAGTAAATTAAAAGTAAATAAAAAAACACACGCTATTGTAGTTCATTCTATTAATGAAGACCCTATACACGCAATGGCAACTGGTGTTAGTGGCAAGTTTGATACTATTGATATAGGAACTAAGAATGACTTCATAGATAAACTCATTGAGCTTGGTGTTGACACAGATACAATAGCAGATATAATTGTAAAGAATGGGGATGATGTTTCAGCCTCTGTTATAAATTACTTTACTGGTATAACAGGCAGAGCCAAAGCAAGAGCAAAAGGAAATATTGGTAGTTTTAAACACATATTAAAGCAAAGGAAAATAGCACTTGAAAGTTCACAAATATACGCAAGAATACTTTCAAGATATGCTGGTTTTGAGCAAATAAAAGAAAAAGCAACAAAAGATTTTATTAAGAAGTATAGAAACTTATTATACACTGATAAAAATGGTATTATAGATTGGACAAGATTTAATAGCACAGCACCTAAAATGAAAGGGTATCTTGCTGCAAAGCAAATACAAGACCAATTGAGAAGATGGCATAACATACCTAACCCACACGTTGAATACATAGCTAATAAGATAGAAGGTGTTGTATCAAGAAAGTTTAATGATAAATTATTTAATGCAGTTCCTGATAAAGATATAAGAGTTAAATTAAATATAACACCAACAGTAGATAAATTCAATAAAGCTATGACATCTCTTGGCTATAGACTTAGATTTTTTGGTGCAATAGACATGGCTTTATTGCAAGGTGTCCAGTCACTTGTTACTCTTTCTGCAAGACCAGAGATTGCTGCACAAACATTAAAAAAGTCAGCTGATTTAGTAGCATACTTTTCTGTTAAAAAATTAGGCTTAGATAAGTTTATGCCTTTCTTTGATAATGTTGCCAAAGACTTTGATGATTTAATTAATGCAGGCATATTTAGTTCTCTTTTACCAGAAGAGGCTTTACAAAATTTTAGGTTTTTAAAATATGGTAGTTTGCCAATAGTTGCTGGTGAGAGTTTAAACAGGCTTGTAGC